TATAAAGCGCGTCCCTATCGTTCATGTATTGAATCGCCTCAAGTTCTGTTTTAGGATGCTCAGGCAAAAGAAATTTGGCAAAGTAGATGTATTGTTCCAATGTTATATCCTCAGCCGTTTCGGGATAATTATACTTGATTTGCTTATTACCTATGTTAAATATTACCATTATCTTCTTCTTGCTTTTTTGGTTATCACGGGAATGTTATCAGCCAATAAATCGCCATTGGTTTCGGTTGTTGTAGGTATAAAAGGAATCGGTTCTGCTTTGGCATGGCTGACAATCGGAAGGCTGGGCGGTCGTGACCATTCCCTTTTGATTCCATTCCCTGTAAGCTTTACGGCTTTTTCAAGGTGTCCACGCATTTGCAAGTATTTCTTTCTTTGCATTGGCTTATCAATGATTTCTTGCGTAACCTTTTCGATTAAGTCAATGATAATTATCGCCTTTTCTTTATCTGTCATGTTTCTTTATTTTAATTAAATGCAAGTAAATCGCTGCCTTGCGCAAGCCTTGAAAATATATATCTAAGGGAATCACACCCATGATTATCCGCGTCTAAGGGCGTAGAAGATTTGCGGTCGTTCCAAATGTAATTCCTTAACTCATGCTTCAAGTTATACGACTCAGGTGTCACAATGATTTGATAATCCAACATTTTCTTTATTCCTTCCACGATTGACCCAGCCCCTTTGTCCGCCTTTTGTACATTTAAACCCCGTTGCTGCAAAGCCTCAATCAAACGTGGTTCACTTGTGTCTGCGATTATCAAAGCGTTGGGACTAACATAATGATTCATTTGCTCAATGACCGCCTCGTATGAAAGCGATTGTTTATATATCACTTCCTCAACGTATATTTTCTTTGCCCCTTTGTCAACCGCCACTTTAACCAATGCCAACGGGTCAGGGTAAAAACCAAAGTCTAAGCCGTAACCAAAAGGTAGGCTAATATCGAACTCACCCTCAACCCAGTTGTCAAATATTACCCCTTGTTTCCTATCCAGCCATTTTCCCAAGAACCTATGCGCGTATGCCTCAGGTGACTTCGTTTTAATGGCTTCAATCTTTGCGATGTAGTCTTTGCTTAGGTTGTGGTAATTATCAAAGTACGTTGTATGTATGTGCGTTATATCTGCGTGCGTGCTTATCGGTATCATTTGCCCGTCAATCGTTTCCATGCGATGGGACTTTTCAAACCACCGCTTCCAAATCCAATGTTCCACGTCCTGAGGGTTCATGACAAGTATTACAATGTTTGGGGTGTCAGGCATACGTATTGATTCATCAATGGTATCAAAGTCCTTTTCGCTTACAAACTCTTCAGCCTCATCAACGATGAACACGTTTAACGCTGGTATCGATTTTAATTTTGCCGTCTGGTTTCCAGAACTTGTCTTGATGCCTGAGAATATTATTTCGCTGCCTGTTGCTTTGTGGCTTATTTGCGCGTTGGTCATTTGAAATTCATCACCCACGCCAAGTAAGTCAATCTTTTCACGGAACTCAGGTATAACGGAAATATTAGCCGATGAAAGGGTGTAACGCGTGAAAAGAATCTTCCAGCCTTTGTTTGCCAAAAGCATATTACAAGCCCAAAGCCCCACGGTGAATGACTTCGCCGAACCACGCCCACCAGTGATGAGGAAATAACGGGTTTTCGGTTGCCAAAGGGCTTCATACTTTTCACTAACCTTTATCTGCATCCTTTGTAAATATTATCGTTGGCACGGTGACCTTTTCACCCTGAGTCGTTATGTCAATGTTCTGCTTGCTTTTCCCGTAAGCACGGTCAAGGAGCAATTGAGCCGCCTTAATGTCACCCTTTGCCGCCTGTTCCCTTAGCTTCATGATAATGGCTTCGGCTGCGGTTATACCGTCCTTTTCCTGTCCCATTACATTAGCCATTATCAAGTCAAGGGCTGGGAGTTTCTTTGGGCGTCCGTTGGGGTTGCCTGTCTCTCCTTTCTTCCAACGTGGTTCAATCTTTCCTCTTCCTCCCATATCGTTGTTATTTCGTTGTTTTTAATTCCACGCCATTACGCTTAATAATCAATGATGAATCAAGCTTACGCATCCTGTCAATGATGACTTGACAGTATCTTGGGTCGTACTCAATTAATCTTGATTTTCTTTTTAATTCTTGGCAAGCCACCATCGTAGTTCCGCTTCCAGCAAATGCATCAATTACAATATCACCAACTTTAGAAGAGTTTCCAATTTGATAAGCAAATAAACCAACTGGCTTCATTGTTGGATGTTCTGAATTTCTGTTTGGTCTATCAAAATTAATTATAGTTGTTTGTTTTCTATCAGAATACCATTTATGAGAATCGCCTTTTAACCAACCGTATAAACATGGCTCGTGTTTCCATTGATAATCTTGCCTCCCCATAACCATGCTATTCTTAACCCATATTAATTGTTGCTTAAGTAACCAACCAGCATCAACCATTGCTTTACCAAAGTTAATAATTTCAGATGATGCGTGCCAAACATAGATTGCACCTCCTTTTTTTACTGCAGTTGTAAGGGCGGTATAAAAATCATAAAGGAATTTATAAAAGTCATCATTACTCATTGAGTCGTTTTCAATGGTTAACTTTTCTTTTGTTCCTCCTTCATAAGATACATTATAAGGTGGGTCGGTTACAACCATATCTGCAAGCTCACCTTGCATTAATTTTTCGTAAGTATCTGTTTGAGTACTATCCCCACAAAGCAACCTATGTTCCCCAATCTCAAACAAGTCACCAATGACAATATCCGTTTCAATGCCTCCCTCAGGGACTTCGTAATCGTCCTCACTTGCCTCTAATTCCTCCACCGTGTCAAACTGCGGTATATCCAATCCCCACGCCTCCAAGTCCACAACCTCCCAATCGTTCGCCAAAGTGTCCCAGTCCCATTCACCGAAAGCTACATTATCCGCAATGATAAACCGCTTCTTTTCTTCCTCGGTTAAATCGCTGCTTCGTTTTACCCATCCCTCGTCTATGTCAGTAAATCCAAGTTCCTGTAAAGCCCTTAGCCTCATGTTACCTCCAAGCACCACGTTATTTTCATCAATGACCATAGGGCGTAGGGAAAGCATCTTTGGAAACTCCGTGATACTTTGCTTTAGCTTTTGAAACTTGTCATCCCTGAGAACCCGTGGGTTGTTCGGGTTGGGTTTTATATCTTTTAGTTTCATATAGCGTTTAATACGTTTATCCTTAATTCATTTACCTTAACCAAATCCCTTTCTTCCTTTAGCCATTTGCGTCCAGCCTCTAAGTCAACAAAGTACGCATCATCTTTGTCTAAAGCCTTAGTAAATTTGTGGATTAAATCTAATTCGTTCTTGTAAGTCCTCACACCAGCAATGTTAAATTCCTTGATTTCCTCTGGTGCGTATGAAATACAACCAGCAACCAACATTTCCATTGCAAAATTATTTGACTTTGCTTGATTAAAATTGTCAATCGTCAATGGAAATACGCCATAATGTGGCGCTGAGTGTTTAACCATTTCAAAATACTGAAACAAGGAATTATTCCACGGTACAATAATTGCCTTAGGATATAATGTTTTACCGAGCCAATCGGCTAAACCAACCATTCCTAATTCAACCTTATCGTTTTTCTGTAACTCAATCCAAAAGTTTTTAACCGTTGCAAGGTCTTCAAGGTGCGTCTGACTTCCGCGCCACATAACTCGTTTCTTTGCGTCCATTAACTTATCCCTTTTTACAGGCTGCATCGGTGTAACGGTAAAGTCAATGGCGTTGGGAACAACGGTAATTTTGTCTTTATCAAAAAACTGGGAGTAAAATTCTTTTAGGTACGGGGTTGAGGTCATCACCCAATCAGCATATTTAAACGCCTTTTCGACAGACTCCTTTACCTGAGGCTTGTTAAAATGTTGGCTTGCTGGATTCGCTGGGCTTACCTCGTGTAATAGGTCGTCATGGTCTAAGATAATCTTCTTACCCATTCGTTTTACCTCGTTAATCATGCCAAGTAAATCGTTACCATTGGCACGCTGGAAGATAACAACATCGACGTCATAAAAATCATACCACTTAACGATATCAGGGTTAATCATTTTAATGGCATACTGAGGGAAAATATCCCGAAGCCTAATAAATGGGTTTACCGTGCGATAGTAGTCCGTAGTTGGGCTGCTTAAATTACAAACAATGCCAATCCTCATTTATTTTTAATTTTGTAGGTATCCAATAAAACTTCAAGCACCGCTTCCATTGAATGCTTTTTTCCTGTTGCCTTCCATAAATCAAATTGAATGTCAAGCAGCCTTTCTCTTATAACCTTGTTTCTAAAGGTTACCCCGTACATTTCTTGAGGTTTTGTTGTGTTCATTTTTTTTAAATATTTATACAAATATAATATTATTTTTTTAAAATTGGGGAAATAAATCCGCGTTCCCCTTCAGACACAAACATTGAATGTCTGTAAGTATTTGACAGATGCCCAACTACTATCTTGTTATCCGATATAAATTTCATCAACGGGTGTACCGTATTGTTCCAATCAAAGATATCCACCCATTTATCAGGGGAATAAACTTCTTCTTCCCTATTCAAGGTCACCAATGATAAATCAAACTTGCCTCCAATCTTTTGAAGTAAAGAAGGTTTAAAGAACTCGCAACTTCCCCGAAGCCAACCAACAGGGTCACCGCATGAATTAGAAAGTATTTCCCAGTGTTCTCCTATAAAGTGAATGATGTTACCAAACCATTTGTAGTTGTGAATAAAATTGTCATCATGCGTAAACAAAAGCAAATCGTATTCCGTGAAATTGTGTTCCTCCAGCCATTGATTTGAACAACCCCAATCGCCAACGGTGTTCGGGTATTCTTTATAATTCCAGCCTAAGTCTTTAATCTGCTCAATCGTTGCAATTTCTTTGTAAAGAACGGTGTCAAATTCCTTTAGTGCTAATCCCTTTTTTTCCTCCTTTGAATACTTTGGGTCACGGTGTGAAATACAAAATAAATCATACTCCCAATCTTTGACAACGATTTGCCGTGCAACTGATTCATAAAAATCTAAGGGAAAGTGCCAACCTGAGGCGACAACGGCTAACCTCATAACATTAAGGATAAAGAAGGAAAGTCCTCGTTAATTGTAATAAAGTTAATACCCGATGAATTAATAGGTTGAAAATCTTTCATCCATTCGACTTTGTCCCTTTCCTTGCTACCGCCTTCAAACACGATTGACCCGTTTAAAAAATGGTATTCCTTTAAACTTTTTAAATACTTTAAATGTCCCGCGTGGTTGCTTATATCAAAGTGCATCAGGTCAAAAGGTTCGGGTTTCCAATTATAAAAATCCAATTCAACTAACTCAATATATTTAGTTAAGCCCAGTTGGTCGATGGTGTTCTGTGTTTTATCCATCGATGTATTTTTATAAGGGTACTTTTGCCATAGGTCATGACACATGATGACGGTATCGCTACCTAAGTCTCGTAAAGCCTGAGCCATTGCGACGGCTGAATAACCGTGTAGCGTGCCAAACTCAATGATTATATTAGGATTCATTGTAAGCACCGTATTGTAAAGGGTTTTACCGATGTTATTCTTATAATAACTTGATGGTATGTCGTAGTTAAAATATGCCATTAAAAAGGAAATTCTGATTCTGATTTAAATGTGGTTGCTTCTGTTACCTTTGGATTTTCCCCTGTTGTTGGCTTGCCTCCAAATTCAAGGGAATTTACCATACACCTAATAACTGCTTCGGCTGCACCAGTATTCTTGTTTAGGTATCCATTTACCCCGCCTGTTCCTTCCACGACAACATAAGTACCTTTTATAATATAAGGCGCAAGTTTGACACCACGCTCACCCCAAATTGAACACGTGACCCAAATAGTCTTTTCTGATGGAGTTGCCCCGTAAACCTTTTCCGTGTGTGCTACGGAAAAGGAACAAACGGTATTATCACCGACATTTTTTACCTCAGCGTCCTGACCGACGCGACCCGAAACAATTAATTTAATCATGCTTTTTGTTTTATGTTATTATCAAATCCTTTAGACAAATTGTCAATTTTTGTTTTTATTCGTCTATATGTTTTTTTTGCATTAATCTTTTTTTGATTTGATATTTTTGATAGTATAATTATTTTTGTTATTTCATCTTCGGTAAAATAATTAATTCCATACATTAAAGAAAACCTTGTCATTGGTTGTTTGTGTTCCAAATGCAATTCTTCAAAAACATTTACATAAAATAACAAGTTCCTTTCCATTACCAACCCTTTTTTATCTGTTTAACAATATATTCCCTGTCTTCGTCCGTTACCCACCAGCCGACTGGAAGACTGGACAATTTGCCAATTACCTTTTCAATGTTTGGAAGTTCTGTTTTAAACTGCTTTACGCACGGGTGTAAATCGTTCCGCTCATGTACCTGAGAAGTCATTACGCCACGGTCTTTCATTGCCCTTTGAAAATTGTCCCTATCCTCAACCAAAATGGAAAAAATCCAATAAGACGAACCAGAATCAAATGCCAAAGTATTTATTTTTGGCTCACATTCATTTAACCACCAGTCGTAAAACCCAGCATTATTCATGTGTCTTTTTATATTATCACCAACAATTTTTAAGTTCTCAATACCGATGGCGGCGTTGATGTCGTTCATGTGAAACTTATACCCCCAATCGTTTATCGGTGCTTCGCATCTAAAATCCTTTCTGTCACCTTCCCTGTCAATGCCATACCAACGTAGCAACTTTGCCTTTTTATATTCTTCTTCATTTGATAAAATCAACATCCCACCGTCACCCGTGGTAAGGTGTTTTATTGCTTGAAAGGAAAAGCAACAGTAATTTCCTGAGTTCCCGACCAACGTACTTTCGTCTTTAGTGGCTGGTAGTTCGTAATATGAGCCAAAGGCGTGTGCGCAATCCTCGATAATATCAAGCCCCGTTAATGACTTTATTTTCTTTACGTCTGCTGCTGCACCTCCCCAATGAACAACCATAACTGCGGCAATTTCATAGTATGTTTTTTCCTCTAATGTCAATTTTAAAACAGATTCTGGACAAATATTTAAAGTGTTAGGGTCAATGTCTGCCCAAATTATTTCAAACCCAGCCGCAAGTATCGCCCAGTTGGTTGCCGTGCAAGTCAAAGGGGTTGATATAATGTATTTCTTTTCGGGGTGTTTATCCTTAATTAATCTCAATGCCAATGTCAAGGCTGAAGTTCCTGAGTTGACTGTAACAAGGTAAGGATTATTGAAGCTTTGTTTTAATTGGCATTCAAATTCCTCAACGACTTCGCCCTGACCGATAAATCCTGATGATAAAACTTTTTCAACGGCTTTTGATGCCTGTGGATTCATGGCAACTTTAAATAGTGGTATCATTTATTTTATGTGGTTTGCATGGTTTATAAAATATTTATTGCCCTCGTTTTCAAACGGCGTTCCAATATACTTTGAACAATTACCTATTAGGATTGCAACCTTTATTCTTTCTTCGTAGTTCCAAAGGACAAAAGGAAAAGAAATCTGGTCACGGCTGGAAAATTTGCAGACTTGTTCAAACCAAGCTAAACCAAAATCAATCGTAATTTGATTTACCTTCCTGATATAACACCCCATTTCGTAAAGCCCAAAGTACGTCGGCATTCCAACGCGCTGATAAAATTCCATTTGACTTTTTACAAGGTCTTCATTATCTAACTTTCCCTCAAGCACGGCGGCAACTTCCTGATATAAACAACGTCTTTGTGCGTGACGGAAAACATACAATTATCAAAGGTCGTCTCAGGGTCAACCAGCACGTCTTTGTTTCCAGTAATTGAGGTTATAATTAAGTAGTTCATAGTGCAAATATAAACTTTATTATTTTATAAATTAAATATTATTTTTAAGAAAATTATTTTTATCTTTGTGGCGCAAGGTGGCGAAATGGTAGACGCTCGACTTGAAATAGAGGATTTGGCAATGTTGGTTAGTGGCTAAACACCTTGTTTAAGAAGATAAATAAATCACACCAACCAAAGGATTTATGCTGGTATCGAATCCATCCCTTGCACAATTAAAAAAAATGTAAAAATGTAAACAAATATTACTATATTTACATAATCTTTTGAATGGTGTGGAAGTCACTCAAAAGATATTTAGGACAATTCCGCATTGTTCATCTAAACCCAGCGTCTTCCACCGTTGGGTTTTTTATTTTACAAAAATGGCTAAAGAAATTATTTTAACTCAGGGGAAAGTCGCGCTGGTAGACGATGAGGACTACGATTATTTGAACCAATGGAAATGGCATATATTATCTAAAAGATACGCTGGTACTAATATGAAAATTAATGGTAAATCTAAAAGCATTTATTTACATAGATTTATAATGAAAGTATCTAAAGATATGCAAGTTGACCATATCGATAATGATAAATTAAATAATGTAAAAACAAATTTAAGAATTTGTACTCA